GTAACTCATAACGTTAGGAGCGCACCCTTCTGTGTTGCAGTGCTCGTTCGTGAGTTTATCGAGGTTTTTTAGTTCGATGTATGACGTGGTAGCAGGGTAGTCCACCTTCTCAAGCGCACCACCATCAGCAAAGTGTGCTTCGGTTAGCGATGAGCCACCAGCGAGGAACTTGCGCAAACGAAAGTTACTACGCATATCAAGAGAACCTCCAAGAGTAGAGATGTTCTGAACATCAATCTCCTCTAAGGAGGTTGTATTGCCAAGCGTAAGTGAAGCTATGAGTATCTTCACCTTCTGCTCGTTCTCATCACCAAGTTTCAATCGCTTGAGTCGCTTACCTATAATAGACAATGCACCATTGATTACATACGAACTCCAATCGCCTATATCGAGCAGGTAGTCAGCTGACTTGACAGAGAGCTGCTGGTCTGACGTACCGTTAATATCGACTACAATCTCACAAGCCTTACCTGCGTCCGTGCGAGCACCACGCATGATTGTAGTACCGTAGGCAATAGTAGGGTACAATTTCATCGCAGGCGTCAGGCGCAGAACGATAGAGTTAGTCGTTGCGTCTGCCTGTGCGGAGGTACGAACAGTAATCGCACCTTCAGCTGTCTTAGCATCGTAGTCGCCAAAGGAATACTTAGACATAAGGTATTGGATGCGCTTCTTTACCCACGCAACCTCAGGAGATTGACCATCACCAAGCGACTGACCAAGAGGGTCGGTATCATTCGTATAAGTACCCTGCAGCATGGCGAGCTTCATTTTCTCATACAGCTTGCCATCCTCATTGTAGAGCATAGATGAGAATTTATCAATCACAGAAAAATAGTACTTAGCGAAGAAAGCAAATAGCTTCTGCTGGTGTGAACCTTTCTGTAAGCCTCCTAACTCTTCCATCTTCGCAAGCATGCGACGCATCATTTGCGCACGTTCCTCGGGGTATGCCTGCTCCATCAAGTTCCATAGTACGGACTTTTCTCCATTCCATACTGGTGTGCCGTCAGCATAGGTGTCGTGAAACTCTACCCAGTTGGGTTTCTTCATTAAACCTTGATTGATGACAGAAAATATAGTATCCAAGTCATCTTGACGAAATTTCCATTTACTCTTTGCCATATCTATTTCACATTAAAGTTATAAGGGTATGTATTCTTTGCACAGTTATCCGTTGCTGCTATTGTTTCAACGTATAGCTGATGAAAAAGAAGGTCCATGATGTCCCAGTCCTGTGGCTGCTCAGCACGGAGCTTCTGAATGCGTGCTGCCTTGAATAACTCATTAAGCTTAGCGACATCATTAACTGAGTTGAATATCGTCTCAGTCAATCCGTACTTATCTCCGACCAACTGCTGACGAAGATTAACTACCGACACACCGCTATCAAGTGTTGAAGGACAGAACCGCTTATACAAGCTATCGTAATAGTATAGGTTGTATTGATTAGGGTCGCCTTCCTTCGCAATCCAATACTCAATGTGTGTCGAATGTGGGTCAGCGTTTAACTCGTCAAGCGTACCGTTAAAAGGTTCAATGAACGTATTACACTGATATACGATGTTATAAGCAGTGATGTACGACTCTACGAGCTGCTCTGCTCGCTGACGGGTCTCATTATCTGCTGTAGTCTTATCATCCGCAGGGAGGTCGGCATAATCCAAGTCCCAACAATTCTCCCAAGAGAGTTCAGAGACTTGGTACTGATAGGCTTCCTCCTCCGTATTGTAACGGATGCGCCTTTTGTCCCAAGGCACTTGATAGAGTGTCAAGCGTGGAGAGTTATCAGAGCCTTCTATTGACAGGAGGTCGGGGAACAAGTCCTTGTCATATCCAAAAGTAGCAGCATCCCCCTTATCTGGGCCTACTGTAAACAGACCGACAAACTTATATGTAACAGTTCCGTCCTCTGCCGTCTGTTTTTCAAATCCAACGAATGTCTCTTGGTAAATAGAGACACGTGCTTCGCTATCCTGTTCGATACCCTCGTTAGTTAAGCCTACCGCCTTCCATAAGTCGGTATATGAGTTTACAGAACCTAACTTGTGGTATTGCATAGAAGAAGCGATATTCTTCTTCGCTGTCAGCTTAGAGATTTTAGGCAGGTTCTTGAATAACTCGAATTTCTTCTGCGCTGTCTGTCCGTCCTCATATACGATGGTCGTGTCCTTAGCTACCTTTGCCTTCCAATTCCAAAGGTAGTAAAGCATAGATGATGTACCTTGACCTTGTAATTGAAGATTGGTAATCGTCAAGCGGTTAAGATTTGTGTTACCGTCCTTAGGGTATATCTCAAGCGTACCCTTTGGTCTATATGATTTGCCGTATTCATAAGCCGGCAATGGCTTATCGAAAGTAAAGACATTTACCTTGCCACGGACCTTGTCAAAATCGACCGTGGTACCGAGGGTATCGTATATGTCATTGTCTAACTTTTCAGCACTTTTCTCGCCAACAGTTGCAAGTGCATTGATGTAATCCTGATGCACGTTTGCTGCGTCCATTGCGCTGTCATAGATGCGAATAGAATAGAGGTCAACATCTGCCTTGTCAGAACCTATGACGATACCTCCCCCTGAACCTATCTGCATAGAGTCGGTAAGCAAGTAGGCGAACTTACGAGCTTCGATACCGTCAATGTAGAGGTAGACGAGGTTAAGGTAATAGGTGTTTCCATTCAGTACGTAAGTGTACTTCTTAGGACTAATCACGAGTGCGAGACGAATACGTACACCATCATCTGTGCTCATCGCCTGTACATCTGGGTTACGCTCGCTACGAGTTGCGAACATGATAGAAGAAGGCTTCACCTTCAATCCGATATAACCCTTTTGATAAGGCATAGCGATAGAGATACACTCCGCATCGTAATCAGAGGTATTGTTAATCTGATAGTCAATCTCAATGGTCTTACCCGATTGTGCTGCCTCCTTGGCGAAAGGCTTGTAATCTATTGTCAATCGAGAACCAGCGAGCAAGCGCAATGTGCGTGCGCCTTCGTCGTCCGTTACCCAACCATCACGAGAGAAGGCTACGTTCTGCCACTCTGCACCGATATGCTCGGTATTGATGAGATTGCGGAGGACATTACGGTCGGTATCGGTGTTATTTCTGTTCTTTGCATTGAGATAGAATACCGCTCCTGCTGTAGCAGAATAGCCTTGTGAGTTATCCACTGGGAATGGAATAGCATCACGCAAGCGCACCTCATCTGTTGGGTGAGTACGGAATCCGATTAACGCTGTGAAATCAGAGTTATCGATCGTCTCGACCTCGAGAGATAAGGTGTATTGCATCTTGGTTTGTGTCAGCGTATTCTCTGATACATTCTCTTGAAGCACCTCGTTATCCTTCTTCATCAGGATAGACAGCGGTGTCGTAACCGCCTTGCCGTCATATACAGCGTATTCAAGTACCTTGTTTTCGTACCAGTTAAGCAGCTTCTCTGCCTTATTATTCACGACTACCATCTTCACAGCCTCGTTATTAGCCACTGCCATAAAGTCGTAGCCTACAGGAGTAGTTTGAACGGTGTTGTCTTCATTCGACAACCAAGCAGAGAGATGGAAGATACCAGTCTTATTCGTGAATGGCACGGTATAAGCGACTGGCGAAGATGTATAAGTTGCGGTACCGAACTGACGCTCATACGTCTGCTCGTAGCCTTCACCTGTAATCTTCACATGAAGCGTCTTAGAAATATTACCACTGATGTAGCATGGAAGCACAATATCGCCTTGGTATGCCTTCCACCAATTGAACTCGGAGATAGAAAGGAAGAGAGCTGACAACGTGATTGAATACACTAACGCAGGGGAGGTTTGTCCCGTCACCTCACCTGTAATCTTCACCATGATGTTATTTTGTCCACTCTCAAGGAATTTGAAGACATCTACAGTGGTAATGGTATTCGATTGACATCTACCACGTGCCTTACTGACGAAAGTTCCATCGCCAGCCTTAGCGAAGATTTCGTAAGTGCCCCATTCTCCTGTGTCGATAAAATCGCTCTGTCCGACATCCTTAGTGCGAGAGACAAACATAAACCTAATAGCACACTCGCCTGCTGACTTAGAAGCAGAGAGCGTAGTAGATGGCGACTGATTGACGGCACGGAGATAATAGAGAATAGATTGCTGTTGTCCTCCGCCACCTTGCCCAACATTAAGTTCAGACAGCTTCATTGGACCCCACTCATCACCGTTCCATACGAGTACACACGTCTCAGACGTGAGTTCGTCAACCTCAGTATTTACGTTTGAAATCTGTCCGAGCGATGGACGGTTCTTTGCTATCGTCTTCTTCACACGTTCCTCCTCCGTGTTCTGTGCGTCGATTAACTCGTTGACCTTTTTAGGCAACTTGTTAAACTCGTCAGCGGTCAGTCGTCCGCCTGTCTGTTTATGTTCTAAATAAAGTTTTTCTATCGCCATATTTATGATAGCTTAAAAGGAAAGGTATAAGTAAAACCGTTATTGCCTTCTATCTCGACACCGTGCGCAAGAGATAGCGCATGACAAATGATGTCTTGAAGGAGTTTAGGGTGAGAACTCTTAAAACTCTCACCCGTATTATCTTCGATGCCACGAACAGAGGCCTGTACGAAGCGATTATCCTTTGTGCGACTTTCTGTGATATATACCTTGATGTGCTTCATCAAACACGTTTATTTTCTTCTGTTGAAAATCTTGAGAAGGAAGCCTTTTATACTTGGCTTAAACTTTAGTCCAAAGACAACAATAGACAACACCAGCAAGCCCATTATAATTTGCCACCATCTGAAAGGTTCTGCTATCTGTACCTGATCAACGTGCTTATCTTTATGTCGTTTGTTTTCAGTGAAGTTAACTTTCGTATTAGCCTGCTTGTTAACAGCACTATCCTTTTTCTCTGACAGCCCTCTTTTTTCGTTTCTGTGGCTTTCAATTCGCTCTTTAATCGATTTCAAACCACGATTAATGATAATACTGCCGTCGGCTTTATATTCAACCATTGGCACTTTGCTCCCGACATTTGTGTCGGTAGCAGAACTATCCTCCAGGCAAGGGACATCAAAAACAAACTCACGTATGACACTTGTTAGTTCGTCGATGTTAGTTGTGTCGATGAGCGATATATGCTTTTCGTTTCGTTCCGTAGTCACCTGCTCACTATTATACGTTTGCTTTACGCTTTCAATAGCGACCGATTTCTTAGTCCGACAGCCAACGCACATCGTTATAAGGACGCAAATTAATAGTTTACAAGATGTATTTATAAGTCTATTCATACCTTTTTCGATTTAGGTGAGGGAGTTATTCTCCCTCACTTTGTTACACTTTAAGTTTGAAACACTGTCTCCTCTGCCGTCCGTCGGTATTCTTGTAGGCGACATGTACCCACCTTGAAGTCTTACTTCTTTCCACGATAATTTGGTCATAAGAGTATCCTTTCTTAGAGAACTCATTAGCCATGAATCGTTCAAACTCAGTCTGCTTACCATTGACAGGCTGCAAATCAGCAGCGTAGCCCTCGACATGTGCGGAGGTCTTCACTCCGCCTACAGCTTTGTTTAACTCTGGTGAACGGTAACCGCTCGTCACACGGATAGCAGGGTTCTCGAGTTTGTGAGCCTCGCAATACTTACCCCATTCCGCACGAATACTCTCTAAAAGAGTAATCGTCTCGGTAAGGTGAACCTTCACAATAGAAGGAGGGTTATTGTTTATCTTGAGTTGTTCTGCGGTGCTGGATTGTACCAGCTCCGCTATCGAGAAATTTGCCATAACTATTATTCTATTTTTGATTTACATTTTTCTCCTCACCAATATACTCAGCGACATACTGAATGACTTCCTTTGCATCTCTATCTGAAGATGCCTTTACTACAGATTGGATAATTTTCTGTATATCCTTTACCTTACTCTTTCTCTCCCGTGCATGTTCTATAAGGCTTTTAGCTTCGATGATAAGAAGTCCTATAGCCACTAAGATGGTAATAACTGGTATGGTCTTAATATTCAGTAGCGTGCAGGCAATGAATATCACCGCATCCACGATAAAAGCAATGAGCAATACACGCCAATACTCTCCTAACTTTCCGAGTGTCTTACGCATGCTATGCGAGTCAATGGGTTTACTCAACTTCTTCTGTGTGTATATTCTGTCCCATAGGTCAACGAAGATGGCACAGAAAACGAGTACCCACATTATCACACATACTATCAAGTGTATAGCTACTGAGTACATGAAATGCGGTGTGAACTGAAACTCTATTACATCCATATATACACCTCCTTTACAATAGGAAAAGAAAAACACCAACAACAGCACCAAGCATACCTGCACATACATCGAGCCAATCGAACTGCTCCTTTCTGTAGTAGTAATCGACACTCTCTTTTCCTGTCATAACAAAGAATGCTGGTACCAATGCGAAGATTAAGTACGCATCAATAGCATGTAAGGCTTTGCACGCAATCATCGAAACTACAAGGCCAGCAAACATGTGCAGATACTTATCGCTACCGATGCCTGCAAGCCGTCCAAAAATCCTGTAAATACAATCTAAAAAACTTTTCATCTTCTTATTATATTAGTTAAACTCTATCCTTATACTGGTCAAATGGATAATTCTGCAAGAGAGATTCTGCAACAATTATAGGCTTACCGTCAGGGTCACAGAAGGAGGCTCTACTGTTAGTGACAGAGAACCAAACATGCCCCATATTACTTAATCGTCCATTCTCTGCCTTGGAAATAGCTACACCAAACACACGTATCTTAGGTTTGTTCTGATTTTCTTCATCAACGATAGATTCATTCCCTCTTTCTAAGTATTGACCTTGTTCGTTCTCTGCGGTATACCATCCATCAGGAATAGGGTATCCGACATCCTCAGAGTCGAACGTCTTACCATCATTATCACCGTCGTCACCCAGCTTACCTGTAGCGTAGTGACGGGCAGCGTGGTAATCATGCCACACCTTGCCCTTAACAGTCTTAGGATAAACAGCTGATAGACCTTTGTCAGTCACATTGACAAGAGACCGCTTAGTCCAATAGGCAGCTTGATAAGCAGAGACAAGTTCCTTCAGGCCAGTATAACCCAAGTCATATTTAGCATTACCCTCGTTGTCGAAGAAAATCAGATGAGGGGAACCGTCCTTATCCACTGTCATGCTGATACCCTTCTTGTTATCCTTTGTCAGCACATCGAATGTACCCTCATACATATCAATATGTAGTCCATCGCTGCTCGGTGATGTACGGATACTTTTCGCCTCGATTAAGTCAGCATTAACCTTTCCATCCGATGTCATTAAAGCCACCTTTCCTGCTGGTGTTTGCACCTTGAAGTTCTCTGCTGTGACAGTGAAACTCTTCTTTTCTCCATCGAGTTCAAAGCCTACCTCGATAAGGCCATTCTTAAGGTTGGTAACGGTTGCTGTAATCTTATCAGCGGTTGTTTTCATCTCCGCCTTAAACTTATTGGATGTAAATTCCTGTGCTGCCTGCCAATCCTCAATACTGAACTCTTCGCCTGCTGCTTTCGGACGAACACAGACGAGCAAGTCGTTGTGGTAATTATCGCCAAACGTAGCATTACTCCATTGGTCGCCCTTATCATACGGAGGAGCCGGCTGATCATGTACGAACATCCTACGCTTACCATCTGCCGTATCTTGTGCGTGCTTAGCAGCTTCAAGCGATTTCAACACATCAGCGTCCGTTATCTCATGCCAAGAGAAAGAGCCATCAGGGTTTTTCTCGAAAGAATAAGCACGTCCTCCACCAGTCTCAACGTATGAGCGATTGTAATATATGTCATGCTCATGCAATTCCTTAGTAGTATCGTCCGTCCACTCGTTAGCAGGTTCAGTGGTGAGCGTTGGTACCACGTCACCAAACCAAATCACAAGCTGTTTATCTGATTGCTGCTGAACAGCATTGATACGTCCTTGCATCGTCTCCAAGAAGTCTTGCAGGCGGATATACTTACCACGATTAGCAGGGTTCTCAACCCTTATCTCGAATTTCTGCTTATCAAAAAGGAAGATAGGGTCAGGAAGGGTAAACGAATTGATACCCTTTATAATTTTAAAGTACGGTGAATTCTCTCCTGCTGCTGATTGTATGATAGCACTCTGACGGTCTGGATCCGTTAGATGGCCCAGCTGCACAACCTCGTCACCCACTTGTGGAACATCACTACCACTTGCGTAGTCCTCTGCTTTTGTGTTATCTGCAATATCTACATAATCTGTACCGACAGCGGTAACATGCCTATGCCAGTAGTGATTAGACAACTGACCGCCTGCATCTATCAAGTTGAATGTCTCGCACAGTGCCAGGTCATCCACTCTCATAGAGTTATATATTCTACGTCCGTCAGCATCTTCTTGACGGAAGTAACATCTCCAAGCACCGGCTATTCTGTCAATCTTAGATATGACAAATCCGCCGGCTGAATTTACGACCTTACCCTTGATTTGAGAGGTCTTCATTATCTCAACCTCCTCTGCTGTGAGTTTGCGATGAACGTTCAAGTATTCAGCATCAATATGCCAGGATCCTTGTTCATCCTTATAGATAGATATGCCAGACTCTCCACGGACCGACTTACCGAAGGTGATACCCTTCATGAATGTAGTCAGAGCGTTAACGATGGTGTCCTGGTCTGTTCGCACAATTTTCTCCCAATCGACACTCTTAGGGTCGAGCGAACGAGCAGACTTAGCTTCATCTGCAAGGCCTGCTTGTATCTTCTGCGCATCCAAGGTAAGATAACTCCCTATGCGGTCGAGCGCACGCAGTACTGACATGTTGTCGTGATGATGTCCAAACGCTCCATCACCCTTGTAAGCGGTAGTCACCTCACGAGAGAACCATTCGAGGATAGCTTCAGCTGTTGTGATGTTCCACTTGTCAGAGTAAGGACTCTGGACAGGAAAGAGAGCCCCACTGCTCAGCGGTAGTCGCTCAAGCTCAACTAAGCGTGGGGCTATAGTAAAAGACCCAACATCAGGAATCTTGATATCCAACATTGCAGGCGTAGCGTCCTCTGACCTGGTAATATTCAGGTAGGGACGTGCATCTGCATATCGATAGGTAAATGTATAAGATGAAGGGAGGTCTTTTGTCTGCCAGCTTACGTCGCTCTCTGTCACTACAATGCGACGTACATAGTTGCCTGTGTAGAGGAACTTACCCAAGGAAGGGAAGAAGTCGAGCAACCACTTGCGCTCCCCCTTAGAGAGGAAGCCAGTATTCTTCTTGTATTCTCTGACTGTGTCAACACGATACTCTTCTGAGTCGTTCTCAATCTCAGCTACATTGTGCGTGTGTTTCGCTGTATTCTCTGTATTTCCATACGCACGGAAGGTGTCGAGACCACCGAGTGAGTTCTCAAAGAGTACCCACTGCTCTTCTTCGCTACGGATGTCTGAAGCATAGTATCGCTGAATGTAGGTGAGACGAGTACCAGCAGGGTCTTCCACCCATACGTCATAGTAGCTTGGCATCTTGCCTAACTTACCAGCGATGACCCCATATTGCATTGGCATCGTCCACACCTTTCCATGAGAGAGGTTGCCAAGTTCGATGTCAGACTGAACATAACTACCGTTCTCTTCTATATATGCACGGCACTTTGCAACACAGTCCTCGACAGCGAAGTAGCTAAGAAACTCTGGCGTGTAATACGTCACAGGCTTGACGGTAGGCTGCCACGTCAAGAAGTTACGCTTCAACCAACTTGAAGCGGTGTCAGCGAAGTTGTCGATACCAGCACGGAGTACCGTGAATTGCCATGACTCTTGTGCAGCCGTCTTATCTTCAATGAGATTAACTAAGAACTCACGAGCAATGTTCGGTTGACGATAAATTGTAGTCGACTCCTGGAGCTGAAAAGATAGCAGCGGAGTGACGATATTCTCCAAGTCAATCTCTATGCGCTTCGCTTTATTCGGAGTATAAATGTGCTGCACGATGATTTTGTTCGTGTCTGCGTACTTGAGAACGAACGTAACCTCTTGCGAGCTTGATATAATGAAGTGATTCATCGAGCCTGTCAGACTTAGAGAATCAGGTTTAAGAAGAATATCCATGTGCAAATTTATTTACCACAAAATTACGATATAAAGGAGGATTGATAAAGGACAACAGGAGGAGGCAACAAAAGCATAGCTTTCGAGCGTCCAAAGCTATGCTTTTGATCATCCAAAGCTATGCTTTCGATCATCGAAAGCTATGCTTTCTACAGAGGCACACACTCCAACCACACCTCTGTACGAGTATATTCGTATCGACCATGTCTAAACCATCCGCCTTTCTTCGTTATTCTCTCCGTGTAAGATCGCTGTTTCCCATATTGCTTCCCAACGTAATCCGCAGAAGGGAGAGGAGGATAGATCGTGACAAAGGTCTTGTTGCGCTCGTCATTCGCAGCTCTGTATTCGTCCCAGCTAACGGAGGTTTGTGTCTCCTTGCCCACCCACTTATATTTCACATCCATCGCTTTAAGTTGCTCATTGATAGTAGGAGCTGAGATTGCAGGTTGCATCAGCGAGACGGTATAGAGTTCTGACTCGACAGGCTCGTTCTTTCCTCCAAGCGTGAACTTGAGTTTATTGAACAAAAATGGAACGCCACGAATGACCACCTTCTCGTATGAAGGGAGGTTCTGCTTCTGCGACTGAGAGAGTAGCAGCTTCACCTTCATGTCATGAAGCGAATTGCGCAGCAGTAGGTCGTATTCACGATAGAACTTTTCAAAGATGCCTTGTGGCCCATTATAATGCAAGGCATAATCGAAGATACGAGGATGAGAAGGTGCATTTACATCGTAAGCTGATATGGTACCTTCAGGTCGACCGTCAGAGAGGTAGGTAAAGGCGAGGATAGCCTTCTGTTTCTCTGCCTTCTCCGATGTGTGCTCCTTGGGTTCTGTTGCAACCACCATCTTAGAGTTGAGTGTCTGATATTCTCCTACGTAGAGGAACTTGCCCATGTCGTAGTTGAAGTCTTCCTCTTCAACGGTATCCTTATAGCTAAGGGTTCTGAACTCTGGGATGAGCTCGGGGACTTTAATCTCTTTCGCTTCGAGGGTCTCACCTGTGTTATAGTTCTGCGATGCTTCAGCGACCTTCACCGTCACTTGGAAGTCGCCAGACCATCCTGTCTTATAGATAGCCCCATCGACAGGGTCGAAGTAGGCGTTAGGGTTCGCCTTTACTAAGCTATCTATATCGTCGTAGGAGTCTGAGATTTCAGAATCTACCTTATCTGAAGCAGCGAGTGTGACACGCTTGTAGTCATTCTCTGACTTATAAGAGAGCGTAGGCTCTTGTGTCACACAATGAGTTAGGTCTACCTTAGGAGTGTCGTTAAGTGTGTCACGCAGGAAGATGATATCCGCTGTTCGCTTCCCCTCATCAGAGGTGAACTCACAGCAGAATTTCTTACGAAAAACAGAGATGAAATCCGCACAGGTAATATCTGGCACCAAATCGGCTACCTTTATCTTTCCATTCACCAGCACGTCCATCACCTTGTTTATGACTACCATCTTATTGAAGGGTTCTGTCTGTGTGAAGAAGTTCTCTTGCAGCTCATATCCGAAGTAAGCGAAGACACGCTTGAGTAGGTAGTTCGCACGGATGAATGGAGACATATAATATCCTGGTGCGAGCGTGATAGGTATCTCGTTGACATACTCAATGCGCTGCACAGCATTGTAGAAGTCGCAGCCATCTCCGCTTAAGTCAGGATGAAAACCTATTACTGAAGGTAGTTCAGGCATCCACTCGTAAGGCCTGGTGTATTTCAATACTTTATCCTTTCCAAAGGCATTCATGCACTTGAAGTTAGCACCGTTCTTTCTCCCAGAGTCGTCAGTAAAGAGGATAGGGAAGATGCCGTAATGCTCGTTAGAGTTGTTGCGAAGATTACGACAGAAGTTAATTCCTTCCTCTACTGTATTCACACCAGGAATGAACTCACCCTTGAAGATGTCCTTGAGCTTCACCTTCTGTATTCTCGAATAGAAAGACCCATCATTAATGTAGAAGGAGGTAGAGATACTACCCTTGTATTGAGCAGACAGTACCACTTGACGACATTGAGCGAAGTATTCACCATCTTGTATCGCTACATCGGTAGCGGTCATCTTCACCCTACGTCCGAAGGAGTCGGGGAAACCAAGTATCCTGCGGTTACGCTCGGATGCTGGTAGTTCGAGCGGTGTTGTCTGCTCTCCATACTCATTGAAGAAAGGGTTAGTTCTCTCTACTTGTATCTGTGTATCGGGCTTAAGGTTGTAGGCCTCGCCCTTCTCTAAGTTCGTTATCTTCATATATATATATAAGGTGTTGTTTTTATTTACTACCAAAACGACGAGCCTTGTCTTGTAGCTGTTGTTTCTGCTCTATCTCATTAAGAGAGACAGACGCAGGGATACCGTCGACAGACAGTCGGTCGAGCACATCAGTCAATCTCTCGATGAGCGTATCCTTATAGGAGTCTTTAACCACACCACGCACGTCATTAACTGTTGGTGTGACGAATCCACCAGAGGCACGACCTTGTGCCTGCTGAATGAGAAACTTATTCATGTCGAGCGTGCGAATAGTCCCTGCACGCTGTGCACGATCGATGATATCAATGAATGGAGCTATCGTCGGGTTCTCAACAGCAGCGTTCGAAGCGACCCACTCTTTACTGTGTCCGTATCCGCCCTCTCCTACGATGACGGTAGGTTTATCGATGAACCCACGTTTGTCAGGGTCGTAATCGGCATGGAACATCTTTCCATCCTGTTTGCGCTCTACGTCAATACTACCTCCTGATTCAAGTCCTGTTGCGACACGTGCACCTGAAGCAGAAGCAGAACCACCTGCTCCGCTTAGCGTCATTCGCTTCACCTTATTGCGCTCTGCAAGTGCTGCTGCAAGCTGTGCTGCGCCCGTGATACCCATCAAGGCAGCAGCAGGAATACCAGCAGGGAAACCCAATTCAGAGAATGTCTTAGCAATTGCAGAAGCAGTTGATGCGATGATTTGCGCTGCCTGAATAGCGAAGTTAACATCCGCATATTTCTTCTGTATCTTTAGTTTTTCGTTAGCCTTCTTCTTCTCAAGTTCCGTAGTGTCTTTACCAGCGTTCTTTGCAGCTTCAATCTCTGCGTCATACTTGGCATCGACGTTCGCAATCTCTGCTTGCTGAAGTGATTGCATAGCGTCAACGAAAAGTCCCTTGTAATTTTCAAAGTCCTCCTTCCACTTTTCACGCCTTAAACGTGAGACAGCTTCCTCATATTCTTGTTGACTGATAAATCCAGCCTGTAACAGACTTTTCAGATGGTCGAGTTCTTCTTGATAGAGGTCTTTGCGTTTCGCAAGGCCATACTGTTGGAGTATTTGATTTCTATAGTCTTCAGCCTCTTTCACAAGATTGCTTTTTGCTTTTTCATACTCTTCTGCCGTGAGAAGTCCTTTTGCGTAGTCCTCGTCAAGTTTCTTCCTTTTTGCTTTTTGCTGTTCATCGAACGTTTCAAGGCCGTACTCCTGTTTAGCACGAGCACGCTCCTCCTCCTTTTTCTTCTCATATTCTGCTACGATTGCAGCCTTAGCAGCTTCGTATGCCTCTGTAACCTCCTTCTCACGTTCTCCATTATCTTTCGCACGCTGTAAAGAGGCCTTATAATACCCATCCAAGATTACTAACTTTGCATCACATTCTTGCTGAAGGGTCTGCGGTTTAGCTGGTGCTGACTGCCGTATCTGATCCAGAGAGTCGTAGTACTCTTTCTCTGCCTCGATATAAGCAGTGTTCGCTGCCTGCTGCTGGTCAGCGACAGCCTTAGTTTGCCCTTCGTGTAACGCCTTCTTCTTCGCAGCATCCTTGAAGACCATGTTCTCAGAGCGTTGCAAGTACGCCTTCTCGATGTCGAGTAATTTGTTCTGATGTTGAATATTGAGAGCAGCCACGTATGCACTATACTGCTCTTGTGTAAGGGTCTTCTTCGCAAGTGCATCCTTCAATGCATTCAGACTCTTATCATAGCTTCGCTTCTCTGCGTCGAGGTCTTGAGCTCGGTCGTGCGCAAACAACTTGCTTGCTACGTCATCAGGGTCGGTAGTCTTTGTCTTTTTTGTCTTCTTTTCCTTTTTCTTCTTCACCTTGGGGTCTTTTACTCCATTCTCGATGGTGTTGTGGCCACCGCTTAATCCGCCTTGAGAGGATGAATGCCCCTTCGTGTCTGGGGAAACATCAACAGAGAGATGAGCAACCTTCTTGTTGCTACCTGTGTTCTTGATAGCATCGATGAAGTTATCGCGAACATTCATCGCCATCTTCTTAGCGTCCTGACCTATCTCAGTCCAGGTATCCTTATAAGCGTCCCACAGTCCCTTGATACCTGTTGTAATTTTATCAACATCGAATGAGAAGGCACCTTCAATTACCTTCGACCACGCCTTCGCCATTCGCCCCATGCCTTTAAAACCATCAATGACGAGGTTGACACCGAACTTGAAGACCTCCCATGCACTCTTGAAGTTGTTCTTGATATTCTCGATACCAGCACGGAACACCTTAGACTCGTTGTAGAGGTCGATGAAGTAGTTAATGATTTTGACTGTATAGTCGATAATCTTCGATAGAGCCTTTACTCCGAAGATCTTAGCTTTCATCGTAATCTCATCGAAGCCATTCTCGCCCAATCCGAAGAACTTAGACATCTTCTCATTAAGTTCTGCTTGCGCTTCCACCTGCTCACGCTGTAACTCTCCATACTCTCCTGTGACACCCTTCAGTTCCTCCATATTGGTAGACATATCAGCTAAGGTCTTCACGAGTTTCATACCCTCGTTGCTCGCTGTTTTGCCAAATACAGCCTTCATGACTTGACCCACTTGCATAGAGTTTTCAGGCAGCTCCTTAATTTTGCCTGATATCATCTTAATAGCCTCTAAGATAGAAGTCTTTCCTGAGATAAGGTCTGCTTCAAGTTGCTTGCTTGAGATACCAATAGAGTTCAGTGCGCTCTGTGTAGCTGAAGACATTGTGCGAATACGGTTCGTGGCTGTCTGTATCAGACCCATACCTGCCTCATTGAAGATACCTGAGCGTGTCTGTGTTATACTTGCAACGAGGTCTTTAACGGACGCACCAGCATCACTGAAGGCAGGTCCGTACTGCTGAATCTGACTAAGGAATGTACCGTTAAGATCGGCTCCTGCTTGTAGTCCATCCTTGATGACATTGATAGCCTCTGCTGTAGAGATACCGTATTGATTGGTAAGCGACTCAACAGTACCGAGCACCTCCTTATAGTCTTTACCGAACTGTTCAGCGAGAGCAGATATCTGACTCTGTGTGTGGACGAGTTCGTCACCCTGTATATTGAAGAATTCACGGGTCAGTCGTTGAGCTTCCTCAATCTCCATGTTGTAATTGTAGAACCACTTAGCCCCTTCTATAGCTGCTGAGATGGAAGCGACAGCAGCTGTTGCAACACCCACAAGTTTCGTCCAACCACCAGAGATAGATGAGAACATGCCTTCGAACTTACCCATGATGCCTGTTGATTCTTTACCCATTGACTCGCCCAACCCAGAGGCATCTCGCTTCAGCTCCGATATACGCCCATTGACTGTACGAAGTTCTGACGCTAATCGCTCATACTCCTGTGGATTAGTTGCCTTCGATGTGTCATTGAGAGCTTTCTGAAGATCCTTGGCATGCTTCTTGAGCTGCGACATCGTCATTGCATTGACATCCATTGCAGAGCGTAGTTCACGCAGCTTCTTATTATTATCAGCTATCAGTTTACTATAGCTTCTCACCTCAGCTTGTAAGTTTTTATACTCAGCTGTCTCCTTCTTACCCGCTGCTTCGAGGTCGAGCATTCGATTCTGTCGGGTCTTCATCTCCTTACTTAGGTCGCGTGTTGCACGCTCAAGTTCAAGCAGTTCTTGCTGTGCCTTGTCTGTTTTTGCGTCAATGACCAATGTGATGTGGTCTTCTTTAATTTTGCTCATATCTATTGATTATCTGTGAGTAATCTGTGCTGTGAAAGTGCGTCTTCCATTTTTTGCCTCCAAGCCTCACGAACCTCGTCCGTAAAGCCTGCTTGGATGTCGGGGAAGGTTTCGTTATAGAGAACTCCCCAGACAACTCTGTTATAGATAGCATACTTAGCACGCTGCTTCTTTGCTCGCTTAGAGCTCATACCAGCGTAGTTCAAGCGATATTGCATATCGAGGAATCGTATGTAAGAGAGTACATTGAGATATACGGAGAACTCTCCATTCGATTCTTTCGGAGTGAAAGCACGACGGGACAGGAAATTACGAAGCGTACCTGTACGCTCCTTGAAGTAGCGATTAGCTACCTCCTCCTGTGTCTGATAGATGATGCCTATATCACGACGGAGGATATCTGAGATAAACTCATCCTTAACGAATTGATCTGTTACCATGTTACAAAGATAGCACGAGCAATGGGAAGGGAAAAGGACAAAAAAAGCGAGAGCAGCACGTCTCACGACGTACTGCCCTCTAAAAACAAATTACCTAAAACATATTATATTTCACGAAACATCCATTTGAACTCTAAGCCTTGCGCACCAGGTCGATTGCAAAACTGAAATCCTGCGTCACGAAGCGCAGAGAAAACTTGCTCTACGCTAATCTTAGCGGAGGGGTCTATATTCTTAATTGCGTCTACCACCTCTGGCGTAGAGAAAAAATGAGTTGTCTCTGCTGGTGTCGACGCTGGACGATATGTCGCTGATAAAGCAGCTATGTATATACTGATGTCAGTTACAGGCTGCTCTTCTTGTTCTTTTTCTTGTTTCATTGTGTTAAGATTTGTCAGCGTCCCCGTGAGGGTCCACTGAGGTGAGAAATGAGTTGAGATCCCTACGCAGTGAGCGTAGGGTATCGAGGAATGTGAGAACGGTGTCAGAATTTATATTGCCAGCATCCCTCCATTGATCAATAAGAAAACCCTCGATGGCTTCTAAGCGTTCTGTGCGCTCAGAGATATAACCAGGGTCGAGCATTGCTCGAAGGGTCTCAGTTGTTTGTTCGTCGAGATTAACGATAGACGCTTTCATTTTGTATTTCATTTGAAATCAATTATTTTCTTTACTTCTGACAGAGTTTTATAAGAACTCTTAAGATTATTCACTCGCTCTTCCCATCTATCCATAGCTGTTTGTTGACGAGAAGAAGCTTTGCCTGCCTCATGAACACCTCTATAATAGTCGAGATAAGATGTCGCCTTCGTGAGTTGACGCTTAACATTATCTCTTAATGACTTTATCAAGCCTGGTGTTGAACAGAAGTCATCTAACGGTATGAATAAGCCTTTTTCAGCATGGTAATCATAAACAGCTGGGTCGGTTATGATCTTCATTTCGCACCTCCTTTCTGAACACTACTTTTAATATGATCAGGCAAATAATAATATTCGTCGCCATCGTCTGGTACTGGCTGAATAGCACTTTGAGAAGAATCGAAGCCAAACATCCCATATACTGGTGTGAAATAGAGGCGCAATATATACTTCCTCATAGTGTCGTTTCTATGAACATAAATAATTCCGAGAGGACCTTCGCTAACTTTGAAAAGGAATCTTTCTTCAGCCTTTGGTATAGCACAAAATTTTTCCTCCAATTCTTCAACAACCTTATTGAATGCTTTTTTGTCCGCTACAAGAACTCCTTGGTACTTCTTCATACAGTCAGCAAGCGGTGTAAGCTCTTTTGGGATTGAAAAATCTATAAGACAACAATCAAAGAATATCATTTCTCACCTCCTTTCTCAGCCACTTCATCAAGACTCTTACAGAGGTTCTCGCTGAAACCTTCCAAAGAAAGCACCTCTTTATATTGAAGACGTATAACGCCTTCTGTGAGTTTGTGAGTAGTACTGATATAGATACAGCCTTTATCAACTTCGAGTTTATATCTTCCCTTCGCCTTTGGAATGGAATTCAGTTCTGATTTAAGTTCTGCAACAAACTTCTTTAGTGTCGGTTCATCTGCCATAAGGGCTTTGTAACGTCGTTCCATACACACGGCAACAGGCTCAAGGTACTTCGGGGTAGAATATGCCTTGAAATAGTAGTCAAAGAATATCATACCTTGCCTCCTTTCTGTTTATTTTCAGATTTATTCATGCGATAAACTAAGTAGCCTGCACAGAGGGTCGCGATGACTGATGTGATAGGCTGCTGCTCGATAGCGATAGCTGCTAACCCCACGCACAAAGTTACGAGGTTAACTCGAATTACCAAACGACGGGTAACTGAGAACTCGCAGATACGGCTGTAGAACTCACTCTTTGAGTCGAGCCAAAGATTAAGAGACTTGATTTTGCGCTGTATCGTAGCACGTACGTCGATAGGCTGCTGTT